GAGCGCCTTGACGATCTCGTCGATGGTCGCGCCCTTGGCGGTCTTGAGCATCTCGATCAGCTTGGCTTGCTTGCTGTCGGCGCGCGTGCCGCGAGCTTTCGGCTTGCTCTTCCCGGACTTGCCCGACCGGGCGGGCTTGGCTTCGGTGTCCGCTTCGCCTTCGGTGGAGACTTCGTCGATGCCGAGTGCCTTGGAAGCGGCGGGCGTTGCGCGCAGGGTCAGGCGTCCGCGCTTCTTGTCCTCGCGCCAGACCGTGTCCTCGCGCTTGGCCTGTACCTCCTTGATGAGGTTCTGCTTGAGCAGGCTGCCGAGAACCTTCGCGGCTGCGCCGCCGGGAAGCTTCGTCGTGAGCGGATAGACCGATCGATCCGGACGTTGGCAAGCGGCGGAAAGAACGACGAGTTGGGTATCGGAAAGCGCCATGATGGGCTCCTCCTGTAGTCGAGCCGCGACCATCGCGGCCCTTCTACGACCCCGAGCCCCGCATCGGAGCGGGGCTGACCTGTAGGGTTGCGGAATCCGATCAGCGCTTGCGCGACAGCACGCGATCCATGGATTGCTGGAAGGTTTCGCCGGGTCGGGCGGTCTGGGCGGCCTGCCGGATCGCGCCAAAGATGACCAGTTGCACGCGCCTGACGGCTTGTTCGAGCGTTTCGCCGGGAAGCACCGAGGCGCCGCAGTTGGCGAGAAACTTTCGGAGCGCCGGTTCGCGCGCCGCTGCAACACGGGCGCGAATCTCGGCAGCGTTCAGTCCGGTCCAGTCGTCCATGGTGGCGTTCCCGAAACTTCGATGCCGCCCATGGATGCGCTGCTTTGGCCCTGAGCCAAGCGGATAATCGGATCATTTGATTGCTTTCGGGGGCCTGGGCTTCGCCATGGGACTGTCCATTCGCGCTTATGCCCGCCAGCGAGGGGTCAGCCACGTCGCGGTGCTGCGCGCGATCAAACAGGGCCGTGTGCCGCAGGAGCCGGATGGCACCATCGATCCGGCGAAGGCCGACGCATCATGGGAGCGTTCGACCGATCCGGCTCGTGCGAAATCGAAAGCGAAGCCCAAGGCCGACGCCGCGAAGCTCAAGCCGGTTGCGGAAGCGGCGGTCGGCTCTGTGCGCGAGACGCTCAAGGAGCAGGGGCTGCCGGCAGGCGGCAATGTCACCTTCGTGCAGGCGCGCACCGCGCACGAGATCGCCAAGGCGCATCTCGCCCGCCTGAAGCTGCAGGAGCGACGCGGCGAGCTGGTCGATCGGGCGCGCGCGACCGCGCTGGTGTTTCGGCTGGCGCGCGAGGAGCGCGATGCCTGGGCAAACTGGCCGGCGCGGATCGCAGCATTGATGGCATCCGAGCTGTCGGCTTCGTGCGGCGAGATGATCGGTCAGCCGGTCGAGATCGGAGCGCACCGCATGCAGAAGCTTTTGGAGACGCATGTCCGCGGCCACCTTGCCGAACTCGCCGCCATCCGGCCCGAGTTCCGATGACGGCTTCGGCTTCGACGGCGCCGACGAGCTTCGGCAGGCATGGCGCGACGGACTAACGCCCGATCCCGCGCTGACGGTTTCGGAATGGGCGGATCGACATCGGGTCTTGAGTCCGCGAGCCTCGGCCGAGCCCGGGCGCTACCGGACCGATCGCACGCCCTACATGCGGGCCATCATGGATGCGCTGTCGCCTGCAAATCCGGCGCGGCGCGTTGTGTTCATGAAGGCCGCGCAGGTCGGTGCGACCGAATCCGGCAACAACTGGATCGGCTACGTCATCCATCACGCGCCGGGGCCGATGCTGGCGGTGCAGCCGACCGTCGAGCTTGCCAAGCGTTTCTCGCGCCAACGCATCGATCCCCTGGTCGAGGAATGTCCGTCTCTGCGGGAGCGGGTGAAGCCTGCTCGATCACGCGATGCCGGCAACACGGTCTTGTCCAAAGAGTTTCCGGCGGGGTTGCTGGTTATTACCGGCGCAAACAGCGCGGTTGGCCTGCGCTCCATGCCGGCGCGCTACCTGTTTCTCGACGAGGTCGATGCCTATCCACCGTCCGCCGACGAAGAGGGCGATCCCGTCGCGCTCGCCGAGGCGAGAACGCGAACCTTCTCGTGGCGGGCAAAGACGTTCCTGACCTCGACGCCGACGATCCACGGCTTCTCACGGATCGAGAGGGAATACGAAGCGTCCAACAAGTGTCGGTTCTTCGTGCCCTGTCCGCATTGCGGGGTGCTGCAATGGCTGCGCTTCGAGCGGCTGCGGTGGGACAAGGGCAAACCCGAGACCGCGCACTACGAGTGCGAGGCCTGCGATGCCGCGATCGAGGAGCATCACAAGACCGCGATGCTTGCGGCCGGCGACTGGCAATCGACCGCGGACGCCGCCGACCCCGGCACGATCGGGTTCCATCTCTCGGCGCTGTATTCGCCGGTCGGCTGGTTCTCATGGGCCGATATCGCGCGCATGTGGGAGGCAGCGCAGGCAACCGACGAAGCCAAGCGCAGCTTCAAGAATGGCGTGCTCGGAGAGACCTGGATCGAAACCGGCGAGGCGCCCGACTGGCAGCGGCTCTACGACCGCCGCGAGCCCTGGCAGATCGGCACCGTCCCGTCCCGCGGTCTGTTCCTGACCGCGGGCGCCGACGTTCAGAAGGATCGGATCGAGGTCGACGTCTGGGCCTGGGGTCGCGGCCTCGAAAGCTGGCTTGTCGAACATCTTGTGATCGAGGGCGGACCCGACCGCGCCGAGAGCTGGGATGAACTGAGCGGCTTGCTGGATCGCACCTGGCCGCACGCGCATGGCGCACGGCTTGGCCTCGCGAAGCTCGCAATCGACACCGGCTACGAGTCACCCGCCGTCTACGCCTGGGCCCGCAAGGTCGGTCATGCGCAGGTCGCGCCGGTCAAGGGCGTGGAGGGCTTCAATCGGGCAGCACCGGTCGTCGGTCCGACCTTCGTGGATGTGACTGAGGCAGGCCGCAAACTGCGGCGCGGGGCGAGGCTTTGGACGATCGCGGTCGCGACCTTCAAGAGCGAGACCTATCGGTTCCTGCGTCTTGAACGGCCTACCGACGAGGAGCTTGTGGAAGGCGCGACCTTCCCGCCCGGCTTCGTTCACTTGGCGCGCGGCGTCGAGGCGGAGTGGGTCAAGCAGCTCGCCGCCGAGCAGCTCGTCACTGTCAGGACTAAACGCGGCTTCAGTCGGCTTGAGTGGCAGAAACTGCGCGAGCGCAACGAGGCGCTCGACTGTCGCGTCTATGCGCGCGGCGCGGCCTGGATCGCCGGCGCCGACCGCTGGACCGATTCGAAATGGCGCGACCTCGAGGATCAGGTCGGGCCGGTCCCCGATGAAAGTGTGGCGACCTCGGCGCAGAGCGACGCGCAAGGCCTGACCGCGGGCGTCCTCGCCCGCGCCCCGAGCGTAGCCGGCAGGCGCCGCTCCGATTGGCTCGCCGTAGATAAAGGATGGCTGAGGTGATGTGGACCGATAACGAGCTGGCCGCACTCCGTCGCGCCTACGCATCGGGGACGCTGCGCGTGAGCTATGACGGCCGCACCGTCGAATACGGCTCGGCCGACGATCTCTTGAAGCGCATTCGGACCATCGAGCGCGAAATCGCGGCTGCGTCTTCGGCTTCGGCGCCGGTTGCCGGCTATGCCGGGTTTTCCCGCGGCGATCGTTGATGGCGCAAGCGACCTGGCTTGACCGCGCGATCGGCGCCGTCGCTCCGCGTGCCGCCGTTCGCCGTGTACTGGCACGGCAAAGCTTTGAGGTGTTGACGCGCGGCTATGACGGCGCGGCTCGTGGCCGGCGCACGGACGGTTGGCGGGCGCCAAACTCTTCGGCTGACGCCGAGATCGCGATTGCCGGCGCGCTGTTGCGCGATCGCATGCGCGACCTGGTGCGCAACAATCCGCACGCGGCCAAAGCGGTGTCGGTTCTGGTCAACAATATCGTCGGCGCCGGAATCATTCCGCGCGCCGCGAGCGGCAACGAAAAGCTCGATCGCGAAGCCGACGCGTTGTGGGAGGGCTGGTCTTCCCAGTGCGACGCGGAGGGTCAGCTCGATTGCTACGGGCTGCAGACGCTGGCCTGCCGCGAGATGGTCGAGGCCGGCGAGGTGTTGCTACGGCGCCGTCCGCGGCGGGCGACGGACGGGCTCGACGTCCCGTTGCAGGTTCAGATCATCGAAGCCGACCTTCTGGACGGCACGCGTAACGGTGATCTCGCCAACGGTGGGCGCATTCTGCAGGGCATCGAGTTCGACGCCATCGGCCGGCGACGCGCCTACTGGCTGTTCGCACAGCATCCCGGCGATCACGCGGTGTCGTTGCGCCGCAGACTCGATAGTGCGGCGGTACCTGCCGGTGACGTCGTCCATCTCTACGAAAAGCAGCGTGCGCAAGTGCGCGGTGTGCCGTGGGGCACGCCCGTCATGCGGGCACTGCGCGACCTCGACGATTGGACGCAGGCCGAGCTGGTGCGCAAGAAGACCGAGGCTTGCGTGGTCGGCATCGTGCTCGGCGCCGACGAGGGGGAGCAGGGCATCGCCCCATCGGTCG